AAAGGATCATGTCATGAGCGCCATTCTCGCCTCGATCCTGATCGATGTTGCGGCAAGGGTCGGCGCGCCGATCGTCAAGAGCCTGCTGGAAAAGCATGTCGGCGGCGCCGCCGGCGAGATTGGCGGCATGGTCATCGACGCCATTGCCGGCAAAGCCGGCGTGACGCCGGATAGTCTTCCTGGACTTCCTGCAAAGGATCTGGAAGCGGCCGTTGCCGCTGCCGAGGTCGACGCGCCGCAGCTCGTCGCGGCATGGGTCGGACAGCAGCGCGAAGCCAACAGGCTGATGCTGGCCGAGATGAGCAAGGGGCGACCCTGGTGGACCTGGGGCTGGCGGCCGGCGTGGATGTGGTTCCTCGGCTTTCTGTTCCTGTTCCGCTTGGTGTTGATGCCGCTGGCAGATGCCATCCTTGGCTCCAGCATCGCGGGCGGTGTCGACCTTTCCACCATGATGACGCTGACCGCCTGGTTCATGGGCCTCTATATGGGTGGCCACACGGTCAAGGACTTAGCTGCCAAGTGGGCGGAGCGGTCATGATTGCCGGTGATCGACCATGAAATCTCTTTCCCCTCAACTGCAGGCCCATCTCGACGCGGGCACGACGACGCTCAGTTGGTGCTGGAGGATCACCCGTGCCGATGGTGGCGTGTTCGGCTTCACCGATCATGATCGCACGCTTTATCTCATTGGTACCGAATTCGAGCCGGAAAGCGGGCTGACGGCATCGGAGGTCCGTTCAGGCTCGGACCTGTCGGTTGATGCGCAGGACGCGCAAGGCGTGCTGACCTCCGATCGCATCACCGAGACCGACATTCTCGACGGCCGCTGGGACAATGCCGAGGTCGAGCTCTGGCGGGTCAACTGGGCCGACACCTCGCAGCGTGTGCTGATGCGCCGCGGCGTCATCGGTCAGATCCGGCGCGGCCGGCTCGCTTTTGTTGCCGAGATGCGCAGCCAGGCGCATGTGCTGGGTCAGACCGTCGGCCGCATGTTCCAGGCGACCTGCGACGCTACGCTCGGCGATGCCCGTTGCCGCGTCAATCTCGATGCGCCCTCCTTCAAGGGAACAGGTTCTGTGATCGACATGCTGCGCGACCGTGCCTTCACGGCATCGGGGCTCGGTGGCTTTGCCGCGGGCTGGTTTGCCTTCGGCACGGTGACATGGACCAGCGGTGTCAATGCAGGGCGGCAGGCCGAAGTGCTGTCGCATGATCTCGTTGACGGCATCGCCATCCTGACACTGCTCGAGGCGCCGGTGCGGCCGATTGGCGAGGGCGATGCCTTCATCATCCGCGCCGGCTGCGACAAGCGCATCGCGACCTGCCATGCGAAGTTCGCCAATGTCGCCAATTTCCGCGGCTTCCCCCACATCCCCGGCCAGGATGCGGTGCTGCGCTATGCAACGCGCGATGGCGGCCACAATGGAGCGGTGCTGTGAAGTCGGCTGCCCCCAAAAAGGTCATTGCCGTCGCGCGCGCCTGGCTCGGCACACCGTATCACGACCAGGCAAGCCTCAAGGGTGTCGGTTGCGACTGCCTCGGCCTCGCTCGCGGCGTCTGGCGTGAGGTGGTGGGTGACGAGCCCTTCATCATCCCGCCCTATAGCCGCGACTGGGGCGAAACCGGCCCGCGCGAGGTGCTGGCCGAGGGCGCCCGCGGCGCCATGATCGAGATTGCACCAGAACATGCTGGTGCCGGCGCGCTGCTGCTGTTCCGCATGGCGCCGCGCGCCATTGCCAAACATGTTGGCATTCTGACCAGCGCCGACAGCTTCCTTCATGCCTATGAGCGGCTCGGCGTGATCGAGCAACCTCTCACCTTGCCCTGGCGACGGCGCATCGCCTTCGCCTTTCTGTTTCCACGGCCGGCCCTTGTCCTGTGCAAGAAGGCCCGGCGCAAGACAAAGCCCTGATCCATGGCCGCTCTCGTTCTCGGCGTCGCCGGTGCCGCCATTGGCGGTAGCATCGGCGGCACCATCCTCGGCATCAGTGCCGCCACCATCGGCGGCTTTGTCGGCGCCGCCGCAGGCTCGATGGTCGACAGCTGGATCGTGTCGTCGCTCACCCCTGCCCAGCGGATCGAAGGTGCGCGTCTCGACAGCCTGCGCCTGACCTCGTCGACCGAAGGCGCCGTCATTCCCCGGCTCTATGGCCGCATGCGCATCGGCGGCAACATCATCTGGGCCACGGATTTTCGTGAGGAGAGCAGAACCACCACGCAAGGTGGCGGCAAGGGATTTTCGATGGGCGGCGGTGGCGCCAAGGTGCAGACCACCGAATATCTCTATTACGCGAGCTTTGCGGTCGCGCTCTGCGAAGGTCCGATCACCGGGATCGGCCGTATCTGGGCCGATGGCAAGCTGCTCGATACCGCCGGCATTGCCTGGCGCTGGTATCCCGGCGACGAGAACCAGACCGCAGACCCCTTCATTGCCGCCAGGATGGGCGCGGCCGATACGCCGTCCTATCGTGGCACGGCTTACGTTGTGTTCGAGGAATTGCCGCTCGCCAATTACGGCAACCGCCTGCCGCAGCTGTCCTTCGAGGTGTTTCGGCCGCTCGCCGATGCCGACACCGCCGAAGGGCTGGTTCGCGCCGTCACCATGATTCCGGCTTCGGGCGAATTCACTTATGCGACGCAAGGCATCCGCCATGGCAGCGCCTGGACACAGATCCCGGCCAATCTCAACGCGCTGTCCGACACCGCCGACATGGTGGTGGCGCTCGATCATCTGCAGGCGACGATGCCTGCAATTGAAAGCGTCAGTCTCGTCGTCGCCTGGTTCGGCAACGATCTGCGCGCCGGCCATTGCCAGATCAGGCCTGGCGTGGAATTGGCGTCGAAGCTGACCTTCCCGAAGACCTGGACTGTCAACGGCGTATCGCGCGCCAATGCCCATCTCGTCAGCCGCGACGCCGAGAACCGCCCGGTCTATGGCGGCACGCCTGCCGACTTTGCCGTCGTGCAGGCAATCCGCGAGATGAAAGCGCGTGGGCTGCGCGTCACCTTTTATCCCTTCATCCTGATGGATGTGCCGCCGGGCAACTCGCTGCCGAATCCGTATTCCGACAACGCCAATGAGACCGGTCAGCCGGCGTTTCCATGGCGTGGCCGCATCACCTGTTCGCCGGCAGCCGGTTACGCGGGAAGCGTCGATAAAACCGCTGCCGCCGCTTCGCAAGTGGCAGCCTTCTTCGGCGCAGCGACCGCGGCACAGTTTGTGGCGTTCGGAGAGACCGTGCTCTGGACCGGCCCCGCCAGCGATTGGGGTCTGCGCCGCATGGTGCTGCATTACGCGCAGCTCGCCAAACTGGCCGGCGGCGTCGATGCCTTTATCATCGGCTCGGAGATGCGCGAGCTGACCACTATTCGTGATGGCGCCGGCAGCTATCCCGCCGTGCAGGCGTTGCGCGACCTGGCAGCGGCTGTGCGCTCGATCCTCGGGCCTGGTGTGAGGATCAGCTATGCCGCCGACTGGAGCGAGTATTTCGGGCATCAGCCAGCGGATGGCCCGGGCGACGTCTTCTTCCACCTCGATCCGCTGTGGGCCGATAGCAACATCGACTTCATCGGCATCGACAATTACATGCCGCTCTCCGATTGGCGCGACGGGGTCGATCATTTCGATGCGCAGGCCGGCTGGCCTGCAATTCATGATCGCGCCTATCTGCAATCCAACATCAGAGGCGGCGAAGGTTTCGACTGGTACTACGCCTCGGAGGTCGATCGGGCGAACCAGATTCGCACGGCGATCACCGATGGTGCCGCCGCCAAACCGTGGGTGTTCCGCAGCAAGGACCTGCGCTCATGGTGGTCGAACAGGCATTACGACCGTCCTGGCGGCGTGGAGAGTCCGACACCGACGGCGTGGGTGCCGCAATCCAAGCCGATCCGCTTCACCGAGCTCGGTTGCCCGGCCATCGACCGCGGTACCAACCAGCCCAACGTTTTCGTCGATCCGAAGTCGGCGGAAAGCGAGGTGCCACACTTCTCGCGCGGCTGGCGCGACGATGCCATCCAGCGCGCCTATCTGGAAGCAACGTATCTGTGGTGGAGCGATCCGGCCAACAATCCGACCTCAATCATCTCAGGCAGCCGCATGGTGCATGTGCCCGAATGCGCTGCCTGGACCTGGGATGCGCGACCCTATCCGTTCTTTCCCGAGCTGACCGATGTCTGGACCGACGGAGAGAACTGGCGGCTCGGCCACTGGCTGACCGGCCGTCTCGGTGCGGTCTCGCTCGCCGCCCTTGTGCGGCATCTGTGTCGGCGCGCCGGTATGCGAGATGAGCAGATCGATGTCTCAGGGCTCTGGGGCGCCGTCGAGGGCTATGTCATCGGCGCACTGGAAAGCCCGCGGGCGTCGATCGCGAACCTTGCCCGTCACTTCGGCTTCGATGCCGTCGAAAGTGAAGGCAGGATTCGCTTTGTCATGCGCGGCCGGGCGGCCGTCGCCAGCATTCCGACTGAGGCCATGGTGGCGGCCGATCAGAACGAGGTTCTGGAGCTGACCCGCAGCCAGGAGACCGAACTGCCCCAGGCGCTCAAATGGCAGGTGGCTCGGGCCGACGAGGATTACGATGCGGCGATCGTCGAAGCCCGCCGCATTACCGTCGCTGCATCTCGCATCTCCTCCGAGACATTCCCCTTTGCGGTGCCGCCGGAAGAGGCCGAACGCCGTTGCCGCCGTGCGCTGATGGAAGCCTGGACAGGGCGTGAGAGCGCTGTCTTCCGGTTGCCGCCATCGCGGCTGGCAATTGATCCGGCCGACGTGATCAGGCTCGACCATGATGGCCGCGAGATCGATTTCCGTCTCGTGTCGGTCGCCGACGCTGAGGCACGCAGCGTCGAGGCGATTCGCCAGGATCGGCAGGATTACGATCTTCCGCCTGGCGCGGCACGACCATCGACACTCTCCAAAACTGTCGTCTTCGGCGCGCCGGAGGTGGTGTTCCTCGACCTGCCGCAACTGACGGAAGCGCACATCCCGCACCATCCGCTGATCGCCGCGCAGGCACAGCCATGGCCGGGGCAACTGGCGGTGTTCCGCAGCCCCGGCAATGACGGCTTCGAGCTGGTCACCAACTTCAGCACCCGTGCCCGCATCGGCACGTTGACGAATGATCTGTGGTCCGGACCGGTCTCGCGCTTCGACCACGGCAACGTCATGATTGTCGATCTCGTCACCGGCACGCTCGAAAGCGTCACCGATATTGCGCTCCTCGGCGGCGCCAATGCGCTTGCAGTGGAAAGCGCACCAGGTATCTGGGAGGTCTTGCAAGCAGGATCGGCCGAACTGATCGCGCCGGGCCGCTACCGGCTGACGCGGCTGTTGCGCGGTCAGCGCGGCACCGAAGGCGCGATGGCCGATCCGGTGCCGGCGGGTGCGCGCGTGGTGGTGCTCGACAGCATGCTCGCCGACCTGCCGGTCACCGAGGCCGATCTCGGCATGGCGATGAACTGGCGCATCGGCCCGGCCTCAAAACCTGTCAGCGACGAGACCTATGTGGCACAGACCTTCACGCCCGAGGGTGTTGGGCTCCGGCCCTTCGCGCCGGTCCATGTCGAACAACCATGGCGCAAGGCGCGCGTGCCTGGTGATCTCACCATTCGCTGGGTGCGTCGGGATCGATCGCTCGCCGCAGACAGTTGGAATGCCGTTGAAATCCCGATGAGCGAGGCCAGCGAATCCTGGCAGGTCGACATCCTCGACGGCGCAACCATCAAGCGGTCCCTGACAACGTCCACCGCCAGTGTCGTCTACAGCGCAGCCGACCAGAGCGCCGATTGGGGCGCGCCGCTCGGATCAGGAAACGCGCTCACCGTCCGCATTGCCCAGATCGGGCAGATGTTTGGCGCAGGTGCTGCGCTCACCACCACCCTCTGGTTCTGATCATCGGAGACACCCATGTCCGAC